TATTTATATTTTATAAAATATAAAATATAAAATATAAAATATAAAATATAATTAATTAAAAAGTATTTTTCTTAAACATTCTACTTTAGAATCAGGAATAATTTTTTTAAAGTCTGGATAAGTATCTTTCTTTAATAGAGAAATTAATATATATAAGACATACATACCACATTCGGTATTTGATTTTTGATGTTCTACTTCATTAATTATTATTTTAAATGGGGTACCTAATTCTTTAGTTTGTGTATGAATTCTATTCATAAAAACGGTTACTTCTTTTGGAACCATTAATCCATTACTATCAAAAAAATAAATATATTGAAGAGTAATATTTATAAATAAACAAATCCAATGAGAACCATCAAGATGGTGAGGATCAGTATTTAAAACAATACCTATTTTTGTTAGTCCTTTTTTTTTATATTCTGTTATTTTAAAATTACATAATTCATCATAAACGCACTGATTTGGTTTAATTTTTTTATCAAAATCAATCGCAGATGGTCCAATTAATTTAAAATTTTTATATTTATATTCATATTGTTTTAAAACTTTTTCAATATCAAAATTTGTCAACCATGTATTTGGATTTGTTTTCCATTCTTTTGGTGATGGCGGTGCGAATGTAAAGTTTGTTAAATGTTTATCTAAATGATTAGACATAAATGGTTGAAATAACCAACATTTTTCATTAGAACATTTTTCTTTAAGATTCTCTGTTAAAAATTTCCAAATTACTAATACATCATTTGACGCAATTTTATTATTTGGATAGTAATTATTCCACGCTTTTTTCATTTTAATTATACTCTTTGGCTCATAACAAGAATAACTCAGTTTTTTAGTTGGACCACAATTTAATTTATATTGATTCTGTTGTTTTTTAGTTTGTTTAGGTTGTTTATTTTTTTTAGTTTGTTTAGTTTGTTTATACATATTTTTTTATTATTATATATGTTGAATATTAATTTTTTTTGATTCCTTTATTTTTTAACATTGGATCATTAATATTAATATCTTTTATTGTTTGCGATGTTTGTAGTGTTTGCGATGTTGTAACTAACTCTTTTGTTAAATCATTATATTCTCCTTTATGTAGTTCGTCATAATCCATTTGTTTAAAATAATATATTAACTGGGTTGCATAATTATTAAAAATAGATTGTAAATTTTGATTAATAACTTCTCCACGACTCATCTCTTTTGTAATTTGACATATTCGTTTTTTATAAAATTTAATATCATTTTCAAGTATTTCATTTGAATTATTAGTCTTAAGATGTATGCTTGGATTTAATAAATATTCTAAAGTTATTTTATTAATATAAGAATCTTTTTGTGCTTCTTGGCTTGTTTCTTGGCTTGTTTCTATAATATTCATAGTATTTATACTATATTACAATTTGTTATTTTTTAAAATTTGACGAGTATCTTCATTAAATACTATTGAGAAATTTGTGTTAGGTATGTTAGGTATGTTAGGTATGTTAGATATATTAGAAGGATTATATTGTTTCATGTTTTTATTATAATTATTATAAGTTTTAATAGTATTTGATTTATATAAATCACTACAACTATCAGGCACATATTTTGTATGTGGTGCATGTTGTAATGCATATACTTGATTCTTTAATATAGATTCTGTATCTATGTTATTAACATATTTACACCATTTGCCATTTATATTACAAGTATTGGCATTACTAGTAGTACTATTTAAGGTATAATTATTTTCATAATTTAATATTATTGCTTTACAAGATTCATGTGGGATAATATTCTGTAATGGCATTGTACATAATGTAGACTGAGGTCTAGGCGAAATTAATGCTTCTATATTTTCAAATTGCATTGTTCTTTCTAATATTCGTTTATTAATATAATTGCTATAATTGCCAGTATTACTTAAATAGTTTGAATTGTTTGTAATTTCCATATATATTTGTATAATAAAAAAAATATAAAAAGAAATTATGATATTATTATTAATACATGTCTAGTATTTTTGCCTTATTAAATTATAACCAAATCAAATTGTCAAATACTATTATAGAAGACCAAGCAAAAAAAAGTCATCAGCAAGAGTCAGAGTCAGATTCATCAAAAACATATATAAATAATAAAATCTTTTTGTTTTATTTATCCTTTAATAAATTAATAAATAGAAATGGATTAGATAAGAAGTCGGATCAACCTTTAAAATATAATAATAAAGTTTTAATTTGTAATGGAGAGATATATAATTACAAACAATTGTATAAATTAATGAATATTAAAGCAACAACAACTTGTGATAGTGAAGTAATAATTCATTTATATGAAAAATATGGCATGGACTATACTCTTAAATGTTTAGACGGCGTCTATGCTTTTATTTTAATTGATAATGATAGTAATAAAACTTTTATTGGAAGAGATAAATTTGGGGAACGGTCTTTATTTTATTTGACAAGCAAATCCATTTCAGAAAAATGCGATTCAATCTTAGGATTTGCGTCTACTATGAAACAATTATATTTTTTTACACAAAATAATGGAGATAATGGAGAGAAAAATCTTATAATTAGGCCACTTGACCCTGGCAGTTATATGGTATTAGAAAAAACAGAGAATGATAAATGGTTTATTGCTTCTCATACAAAATATGATAAGTTTAATTTAACAAGAATTAGTCAATATAGCGAAGAAATAAATATGAATACCATTACAAATAATATTCATGACATATTTTTTGAAGCAGTTTATAAACGTGTTAGTACAACCTCTAAACCAGTTGCTTGTTTATTATCAGGAGGGTTAGATAGCAGCATTGTGGCTTCATTAGTAAGTAAAATATATGGCAAATCAATACAAACCTACAGTATTGGATTAGAAGGGTCTGAAGACTTAAAATATGCGAGAGAGGTTGCCAAATATATTAAATCAAATCATACAGAAGTAATTGTTTCTGATGAAGATTTTTTTGCCTCCATACAAAAAGTGATTGAGACAATTGAAAGTTATGATACTACAACAATTCGCGCAAGTGTTGGTAATTTATTAATTGCTCAATATATTTCTGAAACATCGGATGCCAAAGTAATTTTTAATGGAGATGGAAGCAATGAATTAATGGGTGGTTACTTATATATGAATCATGCGCCAGATGCCTTAGAGTTTGACAAAGAATGTAAAAGATTATTAAATGATATTAGTAGATTTGATCTATTACGTTCTGATATGTGTATTTCAAGTAATGGCCTTGAGTCACGCTCCCCATTTTTAGATTTAGATTTTATAGCCTTTTATTTTTCAATTCCAGCAAACTATAGATATGAAACAAATAAAAAACAAGAAAAATATTTATTTAGAAAAGCATTTGACCGAGATTATTTACCAGATAGTGTTTTATGGCGTAAAAAAGAAGAATTTAGTGATGGGGTAAGCAGCAAAGAGAGGCCATGGTATAAAATAATTGAAGAGTTTGTAAGCAAACAAAAATCAATTAAATATGACAATACTATAGAATATACTCACAATACTCCAGAAACAATGGAGCAGTTATATTATAGAACAATTTATGATACTGTTTATAAAAATCAAAGTCATTTGATTCCGTATTTTTGGATGCCTAAATACGTGGATGCGGATGATTGTAGTGCTCGCTCTTTAAGTATTTATAACGATGAATCACTTCTTATAGGCGATGAAGATGATAATGAAGATAATTTATTTAATGAAGAAGAGTTAAGCGAGATTAATTTAAATGATTAATAATGATTGATAAAAAATTTCTCTAATTCTTTAAATATTTTTTCACCATTTGCAATGTGATTTGTTTTAACATTATGTGGAATAGATGGTGCATTTAAAAATCTAGAAATTATATTATGAAACTCATTATATGGTATATTACATCTAGTATTTTGACAAAATCGTGATGTAATAACAGTTATAGGTAATTCTATAATATAAGGCTGAACTTTTATATATGTGACATTATTACTTGTCATATGTGGATGATATAAGTCATCAATAAAACAAATTTTGGCGTGTGTTGGCGTTTTTGTAGTACTTAAAAAATCGCTTAATGTTTTGTTATGTGTTGTTCTTGTTTTTTCTATTTGAATACCATTTACTTTATATGCGCCAATATGATTATCAAATAATTTATAGTCTATTTTTTGCTCTATAAAGTTATATATTTGTTTTGCCCATTGTTTTGGTCCATTATTGTTTGTATAAATACAAACTTTATAAACCTCCTTATTTATTTTTTTTTCTTTTAAAAATCTCATTATTTCAAAAATATTTGGTCTAAAATATTCTGGATATAAGTTTAATAACAACATAACCTCATTTTGATTTAATTTTTTTTTTTTTAAAAACTCTAAGGCTTGACAAAACTGCGCAAATTGTTGAAAATATCCAATTGTTTCATCTAAATCAAATACTACTACACGTAATTCTTTATGTTTCATATTTCCATATAGCAATAAAAATCAATTTTTTTCAATTATTTAACTTATTTCAATTATTTTATTATATCAATTTTATAAATTAATTTATAACTAATAATTGTTGTTAAAAAAGTAAATATAAAAAAAACTATATAAGTTGGTCTATTTGTATTTTCTAAATATTTTTTATGTATATAGTTTGCCATATTTTCATTAAATAATTTTAAAAAGGGCGTTATATTATCTGTTAAAATAATATCACAATTGGCATTAGTATGATGCAATTTATCTAATATACAACCATTAAAAATTATCCAATTTAAAACAATTACCAAAGGTATCCAGGCAATATATTTAATATAGTTTAATGGCAATAATATAAATGTTATTAATACAATTAATATCATTAAAGTATGTAGTATTTGGAATTGTTTTTTAGTTAACATAATATAAAATATATTAAATATATTAATATATTTTAAACTGCGTTTTTTAACTTAATTGTCTCAAAATAATATAATAATATTATATAAGTTATTGTTATTAAAAAAAGTAATACTTTAAACTCATAATTTGTCAGTTGTAATTTTTTATTATATATTTTAAAAATATCAATAATATATATATTGAATAGTCCAAATAATATAAAATATGCAAAAACATTTATATAAGCATAATTTGTTTTTCGTGAGTTTATAATATATGGCTTAACATAATATAATGCAATTAATAAAAATAAAATGTGCCAACCAATTGTATAATTAAAATAATAAGTAATTATTGTTTTGGTATCATTCTTACTAATAGTTTTTAAATAGTTTAAAATAAATGGTATTTTTTTTTGATTCTCAATCTTAATTATGTAGTTATTTATTATAAAGTTTTTTTTATAAATCAATGTTAATGTTGCATTTAAAAATATTGAAATAAATAAACCAAAACTAAAATATACTAATTTATCAGAATAATTTGTGTTATTACATTTTATATAAATAAGTGTTACAGTTAAAATAATAATTGCTTGAATACATAAGTTTTTAGAAAAATTAATTATTCTCATTAAAACTAATTTATCTACTTATTTGTTTTTTTGTTTTTTTTCTTTTTGTTTTTTTCCTTCTTTTATTTCCTCCCCACAAACTGTGTCCTGCAGCTTCTGCCTGAAGTAGCGCTGTCGTCGCTTGTGAACTTTTACGGATAAACCTGCGTTTAAACATTAATTTTTTTGCTTTGCCATCTTCTGTGTTCCATTTTATCTCCCAGCTTTGAAAATCTGCATTTACTGCTGGAGCTGCTTTCATTTCTAAGTTATTATAAACAAAGTAACCTGGCACACCTGGCACAGGCATTGTTATTGAAAGATTAGTAAATTTAAATTTAGTTATTAAATATTCAAGATTTTCACATAGTTTTATTAAAGTTATTTGCTGAGGCCTGAAGGATGTAAGATTTTGTACCGTAACTTTTTCGCCGTCATTTGTAGTAAGAGTTGTATCTGAATATTTATAACTACCAGAACCACTTTCGTGTTCAACGTAAAAGACATTGTGTGCCATTTATACATTATATAAATATTTTAAATAAATTTACTAAAAAACATTTTCCATGATATATAATTACTATTATAATTGTAATTATATATTAACCTCATTCTTTTGTAATCTAATCTAGGTCATCTTCTTCAGGCATTCCTCCAGGCATTCCACCAGATGGCATTCCACCAGATGGCATTAACTTCTTACAAACATTTTCAAGCTCGGTTTTTTTATTGGTGTATTCCTCTTTTGAAGCATATTTATTTGCTTCAAGCCATTTCATTGTTAAATTTAAACAATCATTTATTCTATCTTTGTCTTTTTGTTCTAATGATTCCGTATTTTTATCATCCTTAATTAAACTTTGTATTTGTAAACAATAACCTTCTAAGATATTTTTTGAGGCATTGGCTTCTTTAAACTCTTCATCTTCTTTCGCATATTTTTCAGCATCTTTAGTCATTCGTTCAATTTCTTCTTTTGAAATACGTGATTTATCATTTGTGATCACAACATTGCTGCTTTTTCCAGTTGATTTTTCAAGAGCACTAACATTTAAAATACCATTGGCATCAATATCAAAAGAAACTTCAATTTGTGGAACTCCTCTAGGCATTGGTGGAATATCGCTCAACATAAATTCACCTAGTTTATTATTATCTTTTGTTCTGGCGCGTTCGCCTTCAAATACTTGAATTGTTACTGCTGGTTGATTATCTGCATATGTTGAAAATACTTGCGATTTTGTAGTTGGAACAGTGCTGTTTCTTGGAATAATAACCGTCATAACTTCTCCAGATGTTTCTAATCCAAGCGATAATGGTGTAACATCTAATAATAATAAATCATTAATTTTTGAACTTTTTGTTCCTGATAATACAGCTGCTTGAACTGCCGCGCCATAAGCAACCGCCTCATCCGGATTAATTGATTTACAAGGCTCTTTTCCATTAAAAAAATCACTGAGTAATTGTTGAACTTTTGGAATTCTCGTAGAACCTCCTACTAACACAATTTCATGAATCTCACTTTTAGACATTTTTGCATCTTTAAGCACTTTTTCAACTGGTTCCATTGTTGATTTAAATAAATCCATACATAATTCTTCAAAACGAGCACGTGTAATTGATGAAAAAAAATCATGTCCTTGATATAATGAATCAATTTCAATACTTGTTTGAGTAGTAGAAGATAATGAACGCTTCGCTCTTTCACACGAGGTTCTTAGTCTCATCATTGCCCGCTTATTTTCACTAATATCTAGTTTTGTTTGTTTCTTAAACTCTTTTACAAAATAAGACACTAATCTATTATCAAAGTCTTCTCCGCCCAGATGCGTGTCTCCGGCGGTTGCCTTTACTTCAAAAATCCCAGCATCTAAGGTTAATAAAGATACATCAAATGTGCCACCACCTAAATCAAAAATTAAAATATTTTTCTCAGCATCACTCATTTTATCAAGTCCATATGCAATTGCAGCAGCTGTAGGCTCATTAATAATTCTAATTACATTTAACCCAGCAATCATTCCTGCGTCTTTGGTTGCCGACCGTTGCGCATCATTAAAATATGCGGGTACTGTAATCACCGCATCAGTTACCGTTTGCCCAAGGTATGATTCCGCGATCTCTTTCATTTTAACTAATACCATTGATGAGATTTCTTCTGGTAAAAACTGCTTAACTTCTCCCTTAAACTCAACCTCAATAACGGGTTTATCACCGTCCTTAGCAACAACATTAAATGGAAAATGCTTTATATCGGCCTGGGTTGATTGTTCGGAAAATCGCCGCCCAATTAAACGCTTCGCGTCAAATACGGTATTGTTTGGATTCATTGATGCTTGATTTTTTGCCGAATCTCCAACCATTCTCTCTTGATCACTGAATGCGACATAGGATGGAGTAGTTCTATTTCCTTGGTCGTTCGCAATAATTTCAATTCTATCATTTTGCCAAACGCCAACACACGAATATGTAGTTCCCAAATCAATACCAATCGCAATTCTAGGGGTTTGCTCCATCTTCATATAAAATATATTGTCTTCTATCTTTAATATATTTTATGGAATAAATTATAAAATTGAATTGATTTATTATTTTTATTAAATTAATAAAAATAAAATAGTATAGTAACTAATATGGATAATGAGATGGAAGATGACAACACTACTGTATATGACAACTTTTTATACATTATTGACACCGCAATTGAAAGTGGTAATGCTTCAATTCTACAACAAGCAATAAAAACGTATAAAGATATTCCAGAGGTTTATATCAATATGGCAAAAACAATTTATTTGCAGTTAATCACCGAACAAATAGAAGACATAAAATTAACATAATTATGCAAATTGTTTAGATGCGTCATTGTTACTGTCACTATCATTGTCTTTGTCTTTGTTATTTTCTAAATGTTTTTTACTACTAATTAATAAATAAACTCCATGATATCCTAATGTGAAAGTTGCTAATACGCCTAGTAATGGATAAATATAGGGGTGTGCCTTTTTTTTATAAATGGCAACATAAGCAATTAAAGGAACAATAATTAAAATATGTAAAATGTATATTAAAATATATTTCAAACTGGTATCTTTCTCACAAATCCAGTCTTCTTGTTTTTCGGGCATGTGAGCTTTTGGTTTTATATATCGTTGAATACTGTGACCGCTTTTTCTTAATGGCAATGTTCTACAATCAAAAAAATAGTCATACCAAGCCATTGCAACATACGAAATGACAAAAATTACAAATAATGTCGCATATAATGTATAAGGATTTTTAATATTTGGCGAATATAAAAAAATTATCATAATAATCAAGGCAAAAATTATACATTTGATATTAAAAGCAAATGGTTTTCCAGGAAATATTCCTCCAGACATATATAGTATTTGTCTTTATTTATTTTTATTTAATAATTTTAAAAATAAATTGCAATATTTAATTACTAAATACATTTGTCTGTGAAGTCTATGAACTAATAGATAGTCTTGATGTTTTTTATAAAACTTTTTTTCATTATAGGTTATTTCAGTTAAATAGTATACTTTTTTTTGAACTTTACTTTTATAGTCTGGATTTGTTAATTGTATTGCTTTGATTCTCTCTAACGCTTCTTTTTCTGTTTTAAAATAGAGGTGTTTTTTTGATTGATTATTTTCATTTTTACAAATTGCATATTTAACAAAATGTTTTATTTTAGGATAAATATTAGTATTCAACGTAGTTATTGGGTTATTAGTTGTCCATTCAATATTTGAAACTTTATTATCATTTAATATACCATTTTTATGCTTAACATACTGTAAATTATTTGGATTTTCAATAAATGCTTTGGCAACTAATTTATCTACTTTATAAAGTTTATATTCTGTATTTTCTGTATTTTCTGTATTTAATTTTAATTTAACTACATATTGCCCTTTTGTATTTACTTTAGGAGTTAATGATTTGTTTGTTTTATTGTTTTTAATTTGACCAATACAATTAATACAATAGTTTGGATTAATACTTATCGGTTTCCAATTACTTATCTTAGACATTTTATTCATTTTACTCATAATATTAATTTTTTATTATGTTATTTAGTTTTTTAATTTTATATATTTTCAATTATTTATTTAGAATTATTTTAAAATAAATAAATAATAATATTTTAAAATAATATAT